AACTCCAGGCTCTCATGGAGATCACCGACGCCCACATTGAGGTCGACCTGGATGACCTGGACGGCGCCGGCGGCGATGACCTGGAGACCCCGGACGTCCCCGATAGCGCCCCTGCCACCCGCACCCACCAGATCCTCCGCTACAAAGTGCCCATCGACGACGCCGTCGCGATCACCGACCTGATCAACAAGATCCGCACCCAGCAGGGGTTCAACGACGCTGACGAGCTGACCAACTCCGGGGACGCGCTGGTGTACCTGGCACGCCAGGCTCGCGACAAGGTAGAAGCGCCATGAAGTTCCGCGACTGCCTGCGCTGCACCTATCACACCGCCGGCCGCGGCACGAAGACCCGCGTCTGCGGCTCCTGCGTCGACGCCGACAACTTCGAGCCCGGTGGCGGCCGCGACGAGCTGAACCCCGACACCGACCTGGGCTTCGACAACCCCTTCGCAGACTGGAGCAGCTTCGATGATTGAGGTTAAGACCTACTACCGCCGGCCGACGCCGGTGCGCGCCGCGCTCTACGACGGCACCCCGGAAGCCGCAGCAGCGGTTTGCGCCTGGGTTGGGGCGTCTGGCGGCCGCTCTGAAGTTCTGAACCAGGCCTCTAGCCACCAGCTGATTGTCCGCGCTCACAACGGCGACCAGCTCGTGAAGCCAGGCCACTACGTTCTTCAAGGCCGCGAGGGTGAGTTCTACCCATGCCCGCCGGCTGTCATGTCCGAAACCTACGAGGAGGGTGCCGGTGTCTGAGAAAAACCTGCCTGTTGAGCTTATGAGCCCGGGCGACCTCGTACCCTACGAGAAGAACACCAAGATCCACACCCCCGAGCAGGTCTCCAAGATCGCAGCCGCGATCAAGGAATTCGGCTTTGACCAGCCCATCGTGGTGGACAAGAACCTGGTCATCATCAAGGGCCACGGCCGCCGGTTGGCGTCGCTGGAGCTGGGCCTCAAGAAGGTTCCGGTGGTGGTCCGCACGGATCTGACCGACGAGCAGATCCGGGCTCTGCGGATCGTCGACAACAAGGTCGCCGAGGGCGGGCACGACGTCGCCCTCATGGAAGAAGAGATCCGCGGCCTGGTCGTGGACATGGACTTCGACATGGCCGACTTCATGGACGCCCGGGAGCTCGACTTCCTGATCGACGATCTGGGCGACATGGATCTGGGCGCCGTCAGCGAGGATCTGGCCAACGAGGTCGAGGAGCGCACAACCAAGACCCAAAGCCGCCTCAGCGAGGAAGACGCCAAGGAGCAGGGCCTGGCCAAGGTGTTCGGCTTCAAAGCGCTCACCGGCGCCCAGGCGCGCGCTGTACGCCGCTTCATGGCCGTCATCGAAGGCGAAACCGGCGCGTCGGGCGCAGAAGCGCTCACAGCGCACGCTGAATTCGTCCTCGGGGGTCCCCTATGACGTCACGCACCCTGACGCTAAAGGAAGGTTTCAGCACGTCGGTAGAGCGCTCACAGCGCGTCCTTGAGTGCGCAGAAGCGTTCGGGCTGGGTCTCGAAGAAAAAGACTTCGTGGTTTATGACGGCCTGGAGGTCGAAGTGCACGACGGCGACGTGGTGTACTTCACCGGCCAATCCGGCTCCGGCAAGTCCCTGGGCTTGCGGGCGATGGCGCGGCAGCTGGAGGAGGAAGGGCTGCGCGTCATGCGCATCGAGGACGTCTCCATGTCCGACAAGCCCCTGATCGATCAGGTGGGCGCGAACACCGACGACGCGATTCGGATTCTGTCCCTCGCCGGGCTCAACGACGCCTACCTGTTCGTGCGCCGGCCCAAGGAGCTCTCCGACGGCCAGCTTTACCGGTTCCGCCTGGCCCTGCTGATGGAAGGCCAGGCTGACGTCTGGGTGGCCGACGAGTTTGGCGCCGTGCTGGATCGCACCACCGCCAAGGCCGTGGCGTTCAGCATGCAGAAGTTCAGCCGCCGGTGTGGCGCCATTCTCGTGCTGGCCACCACCCACAAGGATCTGCGCGCCGAGCTGGCTCCGAACGTCTACATCGACAAGGAATACAAGGCGCGGGTCAAAGTCGAGGTCGCCCGTGACTGAGGCGCTGATCGAGTACGATCGCGACCCCCGGCCCACGTTCAGCGCCATCGACGAAATGTGGGTCGAACGCGGGAACCGGGACGACTGGAACGTCCTTCACGATCTGCACTACAAGGCGGAGGCTCTGCCCGCCGGCAGCCGCTTCTGGCGCTGCGTCGACGGCGACGGCCGCGTGGTGGGCATCGTCTGCTCGTGCTCCCCTGCCCTGCTCCTGGCCCCACGCCACGTCCTGCTGCCCAAGCTCAAGCCCGGCCGGGACACCGCGCTGACCAATCGCTACCGGGCCCAATGGATCAACAAGAACATGCGCCGGGCCGCCCGGATCGTGACCGACACCCTGTACCGCGGCGTCGGCGTGAGCTACCGGATGGTCAACCTGGCCAGCCGGCTTGAGGGCGTGCGTTACATGGAGATCCAGAGCTCCATGAGCAAGTTCAACCCCTTCGACCAGAAAGCCGGGTTTGTGCATGCCCCATTGCAGCGCAGCAGCCACTACGACGCCGGCATCCGATTCTTCCGGGGGTACTTCGACTCCAACCCGCAGGACTACCAGGCGCTGATGGCAGAGTTCGACGCCATGCCGGCCACCCTGCAGGCGCGCACCCTGCAGGCCATGCGCGAGTTCTATTACAGCCACAGCGCCAAGGAGAAGACCGGCCCGAAACTGGGCAAGGGAACCTCTCGCGTGGAAGGCCTCAGCGCCGGCCCGCTGTTCAAGGAGCTCCAGCAGCTGGTGTTCGCCAGCCCGGTATACGGTCTCTACACCAACCCTGACCTGGGCCGCCCGCTACCGGAGCGCCTCCCCTTGAGCGCCTACGACCTGCAGAAGCCCCACGAACCCTTGAGGCTGGATCTGTTGTGAGAATTACCCGTAAGCAAGCCGAAATCCTCAGCCTGGTCTGCCTGGGCAACCGGGCCGAGGGCCATGAGCTGGTGAGCTGGATCGACATGGATCAGCTGGTGAACCGGTTGAGCTATGAGGCCAGCAAGCAGGCCATCCAGTGCTCTATCCGGGTGATGGAGAAACGAGGCCTGGTGGCCCGGGGAGATCAGGAACTCCGGGGGCACCGCCTGCGCCGGGTGGTGAGACCCACCACGCTGGGCGTGGAGATGAATCAACGTCAACTCACCCCGGGAGGCTGACTCAACTAATCCTAGCTTTCCCTTATATTATTAACTTCAAGAACATAATAATTATGTTTTAAGAGTATATATATTTAAGGGAAAACGAGGATTAGTTGAGTCCAAGCAAGGCCCCGGGGGAGTTGTTTCCGAATCAAGGTAAGTAAGTGTTGACTTACCATAAGGATGGAAGTAACTTTGTCCTCGCATAGTCAAGCAAGCAAAGCAGAGCGCCCCGGGCACCGCTTCCCTGTCCAGGCTTCACCCAGCCGCCCCGCCCGGGGGCTCGCTCTTTTCGGAGGTTCTCATGTCTGAGGCCCCGGAAAAGCGCCGCCGTCGCTCCCGTACCGAATGGATCAAGATCGAGGAAAAGTGGGCCTCCGGCGACTACACGCTGGCGCAGCTCATGGACCAGCACAGCATCGCCCGGAACACTCTGACCTCGCACTTCAAGAAGCACGGCATCAAGAAGGGCTCCAAGGCTGAGCGCCACCGCCGCGCCGTTGAGCGCCAGATGGAAACGCGCCAGGTCAAAGCCGCCGAGGAAACGGCGGAGATGATCGCCAAGATCAAGAGCACCAACCTGCAGCAGACCGAGGTTCTCCAGAAGGCCGCGTTTGCCACCGTGATGCGCGCCATGCGCGATAACAAGCCGCTGGAGAGCGTGCACGGCGCCGTGAAAACGATTCACGAGGCGCTCAAGGCCATCAAATGCGGCTACGACGTCCAGGCGAGCATCCTGCACCTGGATCGCGAGCAGTTGGGCGACGACGAGCTGCCCGAGCTGATCATCCACGAGCTGACCGCCGAAGACATTGAGGCCATGCGTGAGCAGCAGCGCCTTGAGAACGACGAGATCGAGGGCGCGCTGGCCGGCCCGGATATCGAAAGCGAAGCCACCTACGATGACGACGACGATATCGTGGAGGAGGGCTAGTGGCGGCTGTCGCGGGTGTAGGCGCGCCCAGCCCTCGCCTCCCGCTGCACCGCGGTCAGGCGGAGGTCTTCCGGGACAGGACCCGCTTCAAGGTGGTGGTCGCCGGCCGGCGCTGGGGAAAGACCCAGCTCGCCAAGACCGAAATGATCAAGGCCGCCGGCAAGCCTCGCCAGAAAATCTGGTACATCGCGCCGACGTACCGGATGGCCAAGCAGATCATGTGGGACGAGCTCAAGGAGGCGGTGCCCCGGGGCTGGATTCACCGCATCCACGAAACCCTCATGCTGATCGAGCTGAAAAACGGGACCCTGCTGGAGTGCAAGGGCGCCGACAAGCCCGACACGCTGCGAGGCGTGGGCCTGACCCTGGTGGTGCTCGACGAGTTCCAGGACATGAAGCCCGACGTCTGGAACAAGGTGCTCCGCCCTACCCTGGCGCGCGATCGCGGCCGGGCCGTGTTCATCGGCACCCCGAAGGGCTACGCCAACATCTACGAGGTGTACCGCAAGGGCCTTACCCCGAACAACGTCTGGAAATCCTGGCAGTTCCCCACCCGGACCAGCCCGTTCATCCCGCTGGAGGAGATCGAGGCCGCCCGGGCAGAAATGGACCCCAAGGATTTCAGGCAGGAGTTCGAGGCCAGCTTCGAGAACATGAGCGGCCGGGTCTACTACGCCTTCGACCGCGAAGTGCACATCAAGCCCTGTCCGTTCAATCCAAGGCTGCCCATCTGGGTCGGCCAGGACTTCAACGTGGACCCTATGTCCACGGTGATCATGCAGCCGCAGCCCAACGGGAACGTCTGGGTGGTCGACGAAATCTTCCTGCGCAACTCCAACACTCTGGAGGTCTGCGAGGAGATCGAGCGGCGCTACTGGCAGTATTCCAAGCAGATCACGATTTACCCCGACCCCGCCTGCGTGAATCGAAGCAGTGCCCGGGGCGAGTCAGACCTGGACATCTTCCGCGAGAAAGGCCTCAACCGGATTCGCTACCGCCGCAAGCACCCCGAGCGCCGGCACCGTTTCAACGCCTTGAACCGGCAGCTGCGTAACGCGCGTGGCGAGGTAAACCTGTTCATCGACCCGTCCGTTCGGAACCTGATCGACTCTCTGGAGCAGACCGTCTACAAGCCAGGCTCCGCGGAGATCGACAAGAGCGCCGGCACCGAGCACATGACAGACGCCATCGGCTACCCGATCGAACTCGAATTCCCCACCCGCAAGGTCAAGATCGGCGGCCTTTCGTTGTGATATGGGGTTGTGCGTGTAAGTAAGTGCTGACATACTATTGGCACATAACGACGGTTTGTGTATGAAACTGAACCCCAACCACAAGCAGCTCCAGGCGCTGGTCAAGCGGCGCCACCCTCTCTACGAGGCCATGAAGCCCCACTGGGATTTCATGGAGCTCTGCTATGAGGGCGGCCGCGCGTGGTTTAAGGACAACATCTTTCAGTATCACAAGGAAGGCGAAGGCGAGTTCAAGAACCGCCAGAAGCGCGCCTACCGGTTTAATCACACCCGTGAAATCGTGGATCTGGTCACGAAGTACCTGTTCCGCGCGGAGATCGCTCGCCGCAAAGACGATACCGACGAGCGCATCACTCAGTTCTGGCAGCGCGCCACCCGCGATGGCCTGTCCATCGACGAGTTCATGCGGGTTGCGGCCACTCGGTCCAGCATCTTCGGCAAGCCCTGGATCGTCGTCGACCGGTCCTCCGTCGGTGAGCCGGCCGCCGGCAGCGCCGCCGGGAAGCGCTCTAAACGCGACGACCAGCGCTCCGAGACGTATGCGTACCTCGTAGACCCGCAAGACGTGCTGGACTACTCAATGGGCGATGACGGGCGTCTCAGCTGGGTTCTGATTCGTGAGTGGGTTCGCGACGACAACGACCCCCTGGACTCAACCGGCAACGTCGAGCCGCGCTATCGGCTGTGGACCTCCGAAGGCTGGCTGCTTGTGCAGCACAAGCGCGGAAAGGACGGCAAGCCCCTGCAGACGATCGAGTACGTCGATTCCGGGGATT